TTATTTTAACACTTCAAAAATACACATTATACTAAAGGTTTCCAATAAATTCCAGAACTCACAATCTTAAAATCACCACTTCCACCAAATGTTATTTCGTAAACAATTGCCGTTCCCTGCATTCTATTGTCGTTTCCTGTAATTATTCTCCTACCAATGTACTGCTCAAAAGCACTTCCGTAATTCCTTAAATCAGCACCATTGATAAAGCATTGAATCGTTCCTGCCTCCGCTTGTTGAACATTATCAAACAAATTTACCCTCGTAGGAACCTGACTTGAACTAACCCTGATACCTTGAAACTCTTTAGCCAATATCTGATTCTTAGCACTTGACTGCCAAACCTTAGCCTGAACAACATTGTTATTTATACTATCTCCTGTATCCAACAAATAAGTACCTGCTTCATCACCATCTATCCACCTGCCCATTCCGTAAGTTTGATTATCAAAGCTCAGGTATTGGTCATAACGATATGAATACCTGCCATTCCAAGCTTGATTCTTTTGGCTAAACACAAACAATTGAGTTTCCTCCCTTGTATTCTGTATCTGAACCATATACTCTTCGTGCTTAGTGTCGTAGCACGATGTAATCCAAGTAGCATATCCATTGCCAAAAGCATTCAAATACTGAATTATCTTAGCGAAATAGTTGAATTTCCTTGCAATATCTAAGGCTTCATTACCATTAAATAAATAAGCACTTGTCTTATTCATAAAATACAATGAATTATTATACTCAGCCCTTGACCTCCAAGACTCCTCATTCATACCTATCTCTCGGCTAATCCAATACTCGCCACCGATAACCTTACCCTCAGTTACTAACCCCATTGCTATCTGCTCACCTGTTGCATCCCTGATAATAGCATCCTCAGTAAGTAATAAACACATACCCCTTTCGGTAAAAGCATATAGGTTATTACCCTTATTTCCTCCCAATGCAGACCAAGCAAATTTAATTTCTCCTGTTTGATCGTCCAAGTCATAAACATTTTGGGCAAGGAAAGTCCTAATACCTGGAGAATCTACTCTGGCAATTTCACGCTTTAGGCTATAAGCATCCCTTGTGCAGAACTCTGTAAGTTCTCTAAATCCTGTTGTTGGCTTAGTTGTCCAGAAAGTAACATTCTGGATGTGCAAATAGTCAATATTGAATTGAGGTTGGTATCTGTAACCTCCGTATCTCCAATAAATCCATTCATCGGGGTAGTCAGATTTGTAGTTGTCATAAATAATACCTGAACCACCACAGAAGTTATCATCCTGAACCGTTGTTTCCCATTCATTAGGACGCATGATATAGTTTGTCGCAGGGAAGAATTTTCCCATTTGATAACTTGGTGGGTCTGTTATTGGTGCTTCGTAGTTGTATGGCAGGTGAATACGGCTTTCGCAATTGAATAAAGCAATCATTTGGCGTAGCCACTGACTATCTAAACTACTGCAATCCTGAATTTTATTAGCACCACCTTCGGCATCCTGAGTAATAAACATTCTTGGATTAACCTGAATCTCATAGTAAGGCAAACCAAGGTTAAGTGGTAGCGGAGAACTTGTACCCGTACCTGCTGGATTTCCACCACCATTAGGAACCTGTCTGTCAATAAAACAGGCTGTATCATCACCGGTATAAGCATCACCTCCAAAAGCCTTAACAGGAACCTCGTTGTCGTATTTGATAATAATTTTACTACCTGTAACGGGTGTATATACAGGTGATGTTCCAGCATTGAATACAATAGCGTAAGTCCTTGGTGCAACAAATGTAGTTCTATAAAACCCTGAAATAGTTACTCCATCCTTACTACCACCGGGTGTAGTCGTTCCTATTACATACGGCAATGTTATAAAATTCAATGTACCATCTGAAATAAGGTCAGCATTTAACCAATACTGAACGGTTCCGTTTGGCAACTCTATTTGAATTATAGAGTTTATAGTATTTGTGTCAATTGTTGCAGCACTTGTATATGTGTTAAATGTCCAAGGTCTAACATCCTCCCATCTTTCATCTCCTGCAAGTGTGAATGTTGTAGAGCCTGATGCGTAAGTTCCTATCCATGACCTTAGTTTCTGATATGCACCTGTATCAAAGTATGTAGTTACATCACTTTGTGGAACATTTGCCAAGGTATCAATAATGTTAATATTGTACCAAGGTTCGTGGAAACTCTTTAGGTCAGCACTTGAATATTTATTATCACAGGCACCAAGCCCAACTGAACCAACATTATAAACAGCCGTACTTGTACCTAAAACAAAGAATTGATTACCTCTATCCCCCAAATATTCACTGCCAATACCACTTGTGTCTGTTCCTGAATTATTGGCACTTCTGAACTCATTTAGCACAAAACTCGCTCTGTTACCTGCAAGACCTCCCACCCAAGAAGGAAAGCCGGCATTTCTCCATTTCCCAAATTGAACATACCCACCTGTACTCGTAGGGTCAGGAGTAAGATTAATCGTTGCGTTATCCTCATAAAATCTCGGATATAAACACATATCAATATGGTCATTTGGCCCTAAAGTTCTATTTTCTCCATGCGGAACTTCAGGGAATATGCCAACAGGTGAAACTAATTGAGCCTCATACCTTGAACCTGAATTAGTGTTTATCTCGTTAATTACCTGTTGAGAAATAAGACCAGACCTTGCACTTGCCTCAAAACTATAAAACCAAATCTTGTCTAATGCTTTATATGCAGGGTCGTTAGGTCCGCCCGGATTTGGATAAAGGTAATAACCACCTATTCCTTGAAATACAACTCTACCAGCAGGTTTGGTTCTAAGGATTGAAAATGCTTGAATATAGGAAGGCAAAAGACTATCATCAATACCATTCAACGCAACTCCTAAAGCGAAATATTCAGGTGCAAAACCAGCAGGGTGAAAATCATCAAGTAGGTTGCAACTGTTTTGAACCCTTGTATTTATTACATAATCGTGTCCAGTTACATTTGGGTCTCGTTCACTTGTTGGTGTTAATGGCCGATAGCCTATATCAACAGCCTGTGTTGGATTTGAAACGCCACCACAGCCACAAAAAGCAGGCATATTATTTATGCCTTTATCTAAGTCGCAAGTAAATGGGCCATCACCCTTACTTCCCTCACAAGCAATATTCTTAAAACTGCAACAATCATTCTTGGTTACAGCATTGACTAAACTATATGTTTCATGGCATAAATCATCGCTATTGGTCTGATAAACAGAAGCCCTTGGTAGTGTAGTCGGGCCTGCATAAGTATAACTATATGTTTGCGTATCAGCACTCGCAGTATCCCTTCGGTCAGGTAATTGATAATTTGTAAAACCCGTAACAGGCGTAGCAAAACTTTGCCCCATTAAGGTATTCCAAAAACCTACTCCGAAGCCATATTTATCACCTCTAAATAAACTACGATAATAAGTAGTGTAATAAGCATCGTTATACCCAACAATACCAAGCGGTGCCATTACAGGAAATAAGTTTGGTCGCCCATTGCTTACAAATGTCGGAGTAAAATCCATCGAGGCATACCTTACATTCATAAGGTGCAAACGGTTCTCAAAGTATCTTAAAGTCTTACAGGCTTCAATAGGACCATACTGAACGGTATCGTCTTCATCGGTAATAGGTTCTCCAACTGCACCAAAGTCAACAATATACTTTACTACATTTTCGCCATCAACTAATCCCAATGTACCTATAAGTTCTGCACTCGGAGTAAAACCTACTGGAACACCTGTATTATATGAATAACGCTTAATCTCAATGTAGTCATATCCAAGTTCATTCTGAATCCGGAAATTAAGTACAATTCCATATCCTGTTTGAGTATTTGGGTCAGCACCATAGGTCTTAATACTCGGATATTGACCGCTATTTACATTTATCTGAACAGGTACAGGAATTGTCGGAGTAACATTTGTCCATGCCGTTCTATCTCCACTTACGGTTACATACCGAAATGAGTAAGAATACATACCTACTTTTAATCCAGCAGAACCAATTACTTTATCAGCAGGATAGCCTGGGTTTGGAGTTAATTCAACAAACGCCATCATGTGTGGAGGTATCTGTGTGTTTACCTCATACCTTCTTCTGTCGAATTCGGTAAAGTATTTCTCCGTACAAACAGGGTCGCTTGAATCTATCATATCCTGAACATTCAGGATAATAGGTGGAGTTCTGTTGTCGGTAAGATAAATCTCCCCACCAAGGCAGGTGTTATTCCAATGGAACTGAACGGGATAATCTATATCAATTGGCAGTTGTGGACTTGCAGCGTAAATAATGCCGTCAATACGAATAAATGGAGCAAGTGTTTGCAATTCATCGCACCATAACTCAACTATCTTTCCTTTGACAAAGATTGTCGCCATGCATCTCCAAGCACCATTTGAAAATGCACCACCATAGTAACCATTACAACTATTATCATCAGAAGCATACACCTTATCCTCTCCACTAATTCTTGACAATGCCATTTCATCAGCATTAAGCCCCGTTGGTCGCATATTCTCGGCATCAATATACATACCTGAATCTGACTGCCCAAGGAACTGCTCGTCAATGCTATATGAAGCACCTTTATTAAAGGCTTTTACATCTATCTCCGTTCCCTTCTGATTGTGTATCGGTAATGGCATATCGTATTAATACTTTGAGGTTTCGTTGTTTAAATTAAACTCATTACGCTTCCATGTTCCCATTCTGACAAGAAACACTTTAGCCCTTGCTAATGCCCCTTCTCTTGGGTCATCAAGGTCGCCTACTATCGTTTGATATATAGTTCGGTACTTCTTTTCGTCCCTCGCTAATAATGCCTTACATACACGCTTTGCAGTCATTAAAGTAATGCACTCCCTAACTACTCTCGGAATCTCAATGGTAGAACCTATCTCACCTCCAAGGCTATTATAAACCAACCTCAAATACTTAAACTCCAAAGAAGGACTACTAAGCATTATCAGTCTATTCTCAATATTGGCATAATAAGTAGTAAACCCCGTACTCTGAATATCGAAACCCTGTCCACCTGCATTGTAATAGTAATCCTGTGCCTGATTGTCTTTTACTAAAGCCGTATATCCAGGACCACCTTGGCTATTGTTATACAACCTCTTCCAATGTACAACAGCCATTTCGCTTCCAGGTTGACAACATACGCCATTATGCAAATACATTTCACGAATATTGAAACTATCAGAAGGCATATCCAAAGTAAACCTACCTGGAACCAAGGGAATATCCTTAGTAAGAATAGTCATAAACGATTGCAAATTCAAATCCTCATAAGACCTTTGAACACTATTCATATAGTACCCACGACTTAATCCCCTATTCAAATCTGCATCATCAAGCATCATACTTACCTCTGAAATAATATCGTCAGCAGTAATTCTATCGCTCCATTCCATAATTAATTACCTCCCTGTAATTGTTGTGTAACTTGTTGCTGATACAATTGGTCAGCACGACTTAATCCACTTTCAGCCGAAATGGTATTCTGCCCATCGTTAATATTATCACTAATTGTTGCTAATACAAATTTACCAAGGCTGATTACATTGTATTTCAATACCTCAATCAGGTGTTCCGGCAAATCAAGAATATCGTCAAGGCTTTTAATATCAGCAGCAGTAGTATAGGCATAACACCCTATCTGCAATTTTGCAATACTACTACATTCTAAACCCAATAAATAAACCTTTACTCCATTTCCGCTTTCATCCTCAATTACATAAAAATACGGATTGGCTTCACTTGGCTTCTCATACTCATTTCCATATAACCTCTGAATCCCAAAACCCGGTGTAGTTCTTGTAAAATTCACCTGATTTGGGCCATAACAGCAATTTGGATCTAAATGGTCATAAGTAATGTACTTTATTCCTCCATCTCTCGGTAAGTCAATTATTCTCGCAGGAATGATGATATATTTCTGATTCTTAATTACATTCGGATTGCTTGATGTATTTTGCGACTGAATAGGAATATTAGAATATACCCTTAAATAATCGCCTCCAATTGTACTTGAATCCTTTAATTCGTTGTTTAAATGCTGATATTTCAACCTGTTAGCACTTACGCTTACATGGTAGAGAACCTGTGCTAAGGTCAGTTCTCCATCGTCAAAATTCTGTTTCAGGGATTGCCAAATATCATAGACAACCTCCCTATATGTGTATCCAGCCATACCCCAAAGATACGAAATTGTATATTAAATAGGACAATAAAAAAAGCCCGAAGGTCATCACTCTCCGGGCTCTGTCAAAAGGCAACGCTAATTAACCCTTAATTCTTAGGCTGTAAACTCTGCCAGCCAGACGCTTGCGTCCTTACTCTGAACAATGCACTGTCTTTATCATAGTAGTAATAACCAACTGTTGCTGTATCAGGAACAAATAATCCTATTTTCTGATAATTACCCAAATAGTTACCTTTTTTGGCATTTACAGATTGATTTAGCAAGTCAATAGCTTGGTCTCTTGTGTAACCGATTATAGTATCCCTATTAGGATTTAGTGGAGAATAGTCAATTCTCGCATATGACAAATTGGTTAAAGCCCTATCATTATATACACATATAGAAGTTAAGTAACAAGGCCCAAAATAAGTGTTCATTATGTTGCTTTTGAAAAACACTCGGTTATTCCCACTTCTCTTCAACAACATTATGTCGTTTTTGAACTCCCAACTAAGAATGTTATACACCTGTGCCTTCGCAGAAACTACACAAACAAGCAATATTGATAAAAACAGAAGTTTTTTCATGGTTGGTTATTAAAACTTAGGTTGAATACTTTGGAACCCACCTGTTGCTCTCTTGAATCTAAAAGTGGCACTATCGGTATCGTAGTAATAATTACCTGTAAAAGCAGTATCAGGGGCAATTAACTGTGATTTCTTATATGCACCAAGATAATTTCCTTTCGCAGCATTAATAGTCTGATTCATAATATCACGAGCCTGAACCGCAGTACGACCTGCAATAGTATCATTGGTTGGAGAATATCGCAAATTTATAAATGTACCATTTCCGGTGAATCGCAAAGTTGTGTGGTCAAAGTTATTTAAAGGTCTTTGAAGTGTGTCAACTTTTGCGTCTAATACTGATAAAGTTACCAGTTTAGTTGTTCCTGATTTTACCAAAAAGTAACCATTGGTAACTTCATAGGTAATTGTTCTTTGTGCAGTAGCCGTAGAAGGCTCACAGGCAAACAGCAATACTGCTGTCAAAAGGAGGAAAAGAATTTTTTTCATGTTTGAAATATGTTTTAGTTGAACTTTGTGAATACAAATATAAGAAGATTTTAATTCACTACCATTTGGATTTTTTGGCCCAAAAAGCTGCACTCATTTTACCCTTGGCAATATTCTTACCATGCCGAGCATTAAAACTCTCTCTACGCTTTCTATCGGAATCAGATTCACCTTTCCGCTTAGGACTTCCTGAAACCCCTTGTTGCCCAAATCGTATCGTTTTAACTTTGTCCCCTTCCTTAGCCACTACTACATGGCTTTTAGTTGGATGATTTGGTGTACGCTTAGGCTTGTTAAAACCAGCCACGCCTACACGCTTCAAAATACCTTGCTTTGGATTCTGTGCCATAATCGTTATTCTACTGCCCCAAGTAATGAAAGTAATTCCTGATCTGTTGTGCCCCTCAAATTTGTGCCGTTGTTCTGCTTAATACTGATATAGTTCAATGCCTTAGAAACTAAAACATTCATCATAATTGCAGGAAATGGAATAGTATCGGTTTCTAAAACCACCTCAGCAGGAGTATGAATGTAAAAAACAGCAACTAACTCATTGGGAATATATGGCGCAATCTCTAATTCTCTCGGAATAGTCAGTTTGTAACCTCCATAAACCGCAGTATAATCAATGTAACTTACATAAACATATTCTGTAACATCGTCATTGTAGGAAATATTACCCGGTGCAAATGGGTTTCCTTTATTAGTTGCATACCTTTCAAGGTTCTCTCTACGGCAACTTTTATCGCTTCTAAGAAAACTCAATTCAGGTCTGAATGTACCCTCGTGTGGAAGTAATGTAGTTAATCCTGTGGCGTTCCAAGCCTGTGTAACAATAGGTGCATTATAAACCTGCTGATTCAAAGAAGGCTGAATCTCATTGTAGTAAGTACCTGGAAGATTAGGAATTAAATCAGAAGCATTTTCAACAACTACATAAGGCTTAGGATAAATAGCAAGAATTGTCCAAATATCCCTATTGTTCAAATCTGTCGGATTGATATTCACCCTGCTGTACTCACTTGTCTGCCAAATTTTACTGAAAGTCAATTCCCGAAATAGTTCTTCGGAAAACTTTTTTTGACCAAGGTAAGGAGTAATAACAGATACAGACCACTCTAAGGCATAGTTGATTGCTGGCTTAAAATCCCTGCCGAAATTGTAGTAATCACTACCCTCAGCATCTAAAGCCGACTTCATCCTGTCTATAATAGTCTGTACCTGTATCATAGTTTAGTTTATACTCTCTCGTGTACCGCAGGTTTGTTAGAACCCATTTCGAAGATAGCCTTACGCTTTCCATCACTACTAAGCATTGCGTTGTTAGCCATAATCTTATCTTCTTGCTTCAATCTTTCATCAGCCAAAACAGCAATCAACTGATTTCTATTCTGACCCATATCGGTAGATACCTCCTTGCCTAAGTTCTGCAACCTCTCAATTACGCTATCATTCCGCAATACATCAACCTCGTTGGCAGCATCTGCTAAAGCTCTGCCACGAATAGTATCTGTTGTGGTAATCTCATTTTTAGCACGGAAGAACTCAATTCCTAATTTCGGATGGTTCAACAAGTAATCCAACTCCTTCTGATTCTTACAGAAATAAGTACAGAAAGGAATGTCGTTAAACTCCCCTAATTTGTAATTGGCAACCTTCTCGGCATAGGAGAATCTAAAGTGAATTGGTTTTACCGGATATTCACCATTCTCGTTTTTATTCTTGCCTTCATCCCTAAAAGGAGGAATGTGGTATCGTCCTGTTTTGTGGTCAAAACAACCATAATCAATAAACTCTCTACGCAAAGAAAAGAATACTACGGGTTCATTAAGGTAATCTTCAACCCGATATTGTAACTCAGGATTGGTACTTTCAGTAGTTTTCTCTGCAACACGATTATGTTGTTCTGCAACTTGAATAACTCTCGGACCAAGGCTTTCCTGAATCTGTCTAAGTTGTTCAAGGGTAATAGTAACAGGTTTGCCATCTTTATCATTGATAACGATTTGACCTGTGAATGAATTGTCGTGAATCTCCTTCTCTGTCAAAGGCAATTCTGCTTGGCTTTTTTCGCTGTTGTTTCCAGCATTTTTGCCGGGCTTCGGCTGATTTGTCTGTTCCATTTTGATTTGTGAAATGTGATAAGTTGTATCGGAAATCCAGGGAGGATTTTAATGCCCTCCCTGAATCTTACCGATGATACAAAGAAATTACTGAATTGTAATCAATGAAGAATACTGTGGAGCCTCAAACTGTAAGCCCAAAGAAGAACTCATTCCGAACTCATAGAAGTTATTCAAAGATGGACCACCGTTGTTACGAGGATTAATTGTCCAAGTAGCATCATAGCCTAACAATTTAACAGTTTTGATTTTCTCTTTCTGCAATACGAAGGCATAATTTTGCCATGCAGCAGGGAAACTTGCTCTGTCCTCAAAACGCAAATTAGGTACTAAAACTGCTTTTGCTGAACCGATGTCAATCATGTTCAGGTTCAATTTAGCAACCATGTCGTTTGGAGTGTAACGAGTCAAGGCAGACTTAAACTGCTTAGACAATTGAAGGATACGAGTAGGAGTAGCAAACAAAAACTTCTCTTCTCCAAGTGGACCACCCATTGTATTCAGCAACGCTGATTCAACGGCATCTCCAAAAGAAGAAATAGGAGTTTGAATGTTTGGACTACCAGCAGCCAACATTTCGTTCAAGATACCACCCATCATTTTAACGGGAGTTCCGTCAGCCAAGAACATCATACCTTTTTTACCCATCCACAATTGGTTGGACATAGAGATACGGAAGTTTTTCAACATTCTATCACGCTCGTCTGCAAGGAAAGTAGGCAGGTAGTTGTTTGACTTGTATTTCAACAATTCAACAAAACCATAACGCATACCAATCGCTAACAGATAAATGTAATTGTATTTACGCTGAAGGTTCAAACGGTAGTAGTTACTGATGTTGGTAGCACTATCACCCTCGATTTGAGAAGCAAAAGTAAGAACATCACCTGCTGCAATACCAGGAAGGCTGTCGTTCTGCATCGGAGTAACGGTAATAACATTACCGGCTTTAGCAGTTACAGTTCCTTGCTTGTTGTTAGGGTAAGTCAATACCATGTTCAAGGTAACATTGTCAGAAGTAACAAGGGTTACATTCTGAGTGGTTGGCCATGTAACGGTTGCACTTACGGCATTTACCGGCAGACCATAACGGTCATAAGGAGCTTCAAACCACTCGTGTTCATCACTTGTCTTAGTGATAGGTGATTTGTCCATAAGCAATTTCAAATCGTAAAACTGCTGTGGGGCAGAATCTACAATCGAAGTGTAAATCTCTCTTTCGAGGATTGCTTGTTGTTGGCCTGTTAGACCTCCCCAAAAGGAACCAAGGGGGTTTGCTGCATTATTATTATACGCTGCATTAGGCGGGGTGTATTGTGTACTTGCCATTTCTTTTTAAGAATTAAATTTTGTGAGTGTTAGTTCGAAGCCAATCTGGTACTATGCTTTGCTCATTGGATTTCATAGAACTATCTCCACCTTTTTCATCTGCAACAGTATCTCTCCCTCGGCTAACAACCCCTGCAAGTTGGTCAGAAAGTTCTTTGTTCTTCTGCTGTAACTTCGTAAGTTTTTTGCTCAATCTTTCGATTTCTGTGGGAGCATACTGAATCAATGCAAGTTTTTTGGCGGCATCTACCCGATAAGTACCATCCTTGTTGAAAAACTCAGAACCTAAACTGCCACCTGTTAAGACCTTTTCGAGTTTCTTCAACTCTTTGTCGTCAATACCAGGGAAGTCAGCCTTAACCTGTTCGAGTGAACTGAGTGCGGAATTCTTGAAAGATGTTTGTCTTTCGTTTTGAACACGCTTTGCCTCAGCAACCTGCCGGTCATTCTGTTGTTTGTCAAGTCGGAAAGCCTTTTCAGCAACCCTTAACAAGCGTAAGACTTCTTTAGAATTTGGATCATCTTCAAATTCCTCTTGAGTCAATTCATCTGGTGCATAGGCTTCGATTAATGCCCATCTGTCCTGACTTTCCAAGTCTTTATTAAAATCAAGTTTCAATCCAGGAGCAGACATAATTGCTTGTTTCCAATCACTGCCATTGTTATAGGCTTCGATAGCCTTAACGATTTCAGGAGGCATTTCCGCAAATGCTGTTTCTATATCTTCCTTGTATTTTTCGAGTTCTGTTGCCTTCTGTGCATTGGTTCTTTGCTTGTTAAAAGCCTCAACCAATTTTGCATATCCGGCAGGGGTAGTTACATCAATTCCTAATTTGTCCTTGATATATCCTTTGGCTTCGGTTTCATCCTTGAAATTTACCTTAGTACCTTTCTTGGTTTGAAATACACTTGCCTCTTCTTCTTCATCCTGTTCTTCCTCTAATTCTACATCAGCCTCAATTACAGGTGCTTCGGTATTTTCGGGAATTACCGGTGTTTCAGGTGCTTGTTGTCTGGGAGTATCCTCTACTTCGGTTAAATAACCTTTTGCTTTGGCATATTCTACCGGTGATAAATGGTTTAGAACGGGGTCTAATTCCATTGCCTCCCTGATTTCTACTTCTTGTTCAGGGGTTAAAAGTGCTTGTTGTTCTGACATACTTTGTCCATTATTTTAGACAAAGATATAAAATTCTTAATTATCGTACAAAAAATTGTACGGACAGAAAAATATACAATTGAAATAAAAAAAAATGTCCGAGGGATGCTGATTCCCTCGGACACTCTCTCGTTTGAAGTGTAAAAGCAAAGTTAATACTTTTTGTACTTCATCATTGCTTTCTTTGCAGTTGCCATACCCTTCGCAGGAACCGCTTTTTTAGCAGGAGAACTTTTCTTAGCAGGTGCCATTTTCTTGGCAGGTGCCATTTTTTTAGCAGGTTTTGGTTGCATCATCATATGTGTGGAGTTAAAATTGTTACATTACTTGATTACTCTGTTGCCTCGGTTGTTGCCGACTTGCCATTTGAGCCTCTGACTTCATCATTGTTTCCAATAACTTAGCATCCCTATTCTCAGCCATATTTGCATCAGCCCGTTCCATTTGCTCTAATTGTAGCATCTGATTAGTTATCTGTTGCTCCTGTGCCTGTGCCTCCATAGCCTGTCCTTGTGCTGCCATTGCCTCCTCTTGTTGACGCAAAATTTCCTGCTTCATTTTCAGATACCTACGACTTGCACTATAAACCTCTGCCGGAGTACACAAATTAAGTACCTTGCTAAGAGTATTCTCGTCAAGCATACCCATTTGCAACAACTGCATCGCAACAACATTACCTTGGTTAATCAACTCCTTCTCAGGTTCGCTACGCTGTAAACTAATCCGAAAATCAGCCAAAAGGTCATCAGCAGTAAAACTTATTCTCTCAGCACCTTCATCCCCAACAGCATTTATCAATGTATGCGGACTATCAGCATATATCTTCCTACCCCTGTTAGCAATGCTCTGATACATTTGCTTCATGCAATCAGCCAAACTAAAGTAGAAATCCTCCTGAATTAAAGTACCTCTGTTAATCATTGCCTGATTATTCCTAACCAATTCTAAACTACCGGTTCCAAGCATTTGCTCGTTTACACCCGTAATTGCTAACGCAGCACTTTTTACCTGACCAATTGCTGCACTTAAATACTCAAACCCATCAAGCCGAGTTCCAGGTATATTCGAAACAGCATTATTCAACCCAAATTTACCATTTACCAATACAGGGTCGCCATTACGGATATTCCTTCTAAGCCCTTCTTCACCTTCCTCCTCGTCAATAATACCTCTGTCAATTAATGTAACAGGTGGAACTGCCCTATTAACTTGATGTTCCTGAGCTGACCAAAAACGGTTAATCATTCTTTGTGGGTCAATCATAGAATCCAACGGACTGACCACCATTCCATTCCAATATTCAAAGGTCTGGACGCTATAAGGGAATTTTGCACTGCTTGGATCTAAACTCGTTGTTTCCTGATAAGGCATAATTCCAGATTCCAAAACAATTGGAGCCATATCATCGTCTTCACCAAATGCACTGCTTGAAATATCGTACACGAATACGCAATACCGAACTACATCAGCATTGAATTTCCGCTTCTTTTTGTTCTTACGATTTTTTCCTGAACCCTGACTAAGAATCTTTTGGTACTTTTCATCTGTGGCAACAATAAGGTCTTTGTCTTCATACTTACCACCTTCGTAGTTGATACGGACAAATAACTCATTCTCCATTTCATCGCTAACCACTCCGTATTCGTGTTCCTCAATATCACGCCAAAAAGCATAATAGGTACTTACCCTGCCTGTTTGGTCGCCTGTCCATAAACCATTCTCAAATTGGTCGCCATTGTTCTGATAACTTGCAATCTTCTCGATTTCCTCCCTTTGGAGTAAGGTCAAATCAGGGTACTTCTCATATATGTATGTAGGGTCTAAAAACGCTTTATGGCCCATATACATAGAATCGCTTAGGTCATCTTTCTGGGCACTTACATCCCAAAAGAAATACCGACTATCTAAACCCTCAAATACTTGATGTCCGAAATGCTCCTTGTTAAATGCAACACATAGCCCTGAAGCACATAATTGCTTAGTAAGCCACTTCTTTAATTTTCCGTTTAAATCATTCCTGTCAGCAACAACCTTAATCAAGTTGTTTACATCACGAGTAAGGGTATCAAAATAATAACCATCAAATAGTCTTTCAGCATCTTCTGGTCCTTCTCCAATCGGGAATTGGTCTTGAAGAATATCCTTGAACATACCTCCCATTTCCTGAGCAATTTGAGAAATAATCATCATTTTGCTCATTTCTTCATCTCGTTTTTGCTGAATACTCTCGCTTAGGGGTTCTGCTCTGTATTCGAAACTTGTCCTAATAGCATTACCTACATACTGACGAAGTACAGGTGCCATAATATTATCTTGCCACCGAACCCTGCCATTAGGCTGTCCACTTTCGTCATTAAGGAATGTATCAATGTCTTCATCCAACATCCACTGCCACTTCATTTGGTAGTTCGATAAAAGGAACATCCAATTGGTATCAGTTTTTGTTCTAAAAAAAGTTAGCCTCCAATCAAAGATTCTGCTAACAATATAGTTTGCCCAAGCTAAATCATAATCCTCACCTTTCTTGCCGTCAATACCGGTAATCCTATTCGGTCTTATAGATGTAGTTGAGTATTCCATTATTTGTCTTGTTTTTCTCTTTCGTGTGCCATATCCATAAGTGTTCTGCCTTTCATACCCTCTATTTCAATCTTCTTAGAAACTGTACGAACACCATACCCCTCCTCTACATTTTTTATTACTGCTGGTAACTCTTCGTGAATTTTCACGCACATATCGACATACTTTTTTCTTTCATCGGTATCTGTAATTTCCTCTGGATTTCTATTGAGAAAATACATAAAATCGTCCAATATCTTTTCAGCCATCAACCTTGCCTTGAACCTGGCATTGGGATTGAACATTTCCATTCTTCGGATAGCAGTGTTTACTTCCTCAGAAAAGGTACCTCTTAGGTAATTGTCGAAATCCTGATTGCTTATTCCATCACGCAGTCTGTCTTTATTGACATCCCACATAGCCCGTTTTACTGACCTGTTACGCCTTGAAGATTCAGCCATTTCAGTCTTTGCGTATTCGCTACACGGGCTTGCGTATAGCCACACAAAGTACATTTGCCAAGTCTTTAGTATTTTGAACTCTTCAATTCTGCCAAGTTCAGGGTATTCTTTCCGTAAATCAGTAAGGATATACCGATTGTCCTTATTGATATTAGGAACAAACAGTATATCCTCACCAAGACTTACATCAGGTTTTTTGGTTTCAGCCCCCAAACCTCTTTCGTTAGAGAGTTTCTCCACTTTTTGAGATTCGGGATGCTTTCCCATTTCTTCCTGTGGAGGCAGTTCAACCATTTTTTATATACCCGATTTAGAATTACGGACGAGCCAAGTAATCGGCAGCAACACCTGTACCACCAAAGATACTAGACCAACTTCCAGCGAAAAGAATATCTGCGGTGTCATCTACATAGACAACAGCCTCACGATTGAATACCTCAAAAGTACCTGCGGCATTCTGAACCTTCTCTGTGTAGGCAACCTCATAGGTGTTGTAAGTCGCAGCAGTAAGATTTGCCAAAGGAATTCCTGTGTTGGCATTAATTACTGAAGGAGTACCATTTGGCTGAACCAATGCAGTAACTACGGTCTGAGTAACAGCAAGGCTAATGCTCATATTGAAGTCATAAACTTCCTGATTCAAAGTACCTAAGTTACCTTGAATACGCAAGTCGTTTGCGACATTCGTAGCGGTGTAAGTTCCTTGAGAAGTTGCTGTGATTTGTGCTGCCAAAGCAGTTACCAAAGCTGCAATTGAAGGAGCAACAGTACCTGTATTGTAAATGTAGGTACTTGGATTGATTCCACTTGCAGGGTCAGGGAAAATCCGAACCGTGTACTGAGTGTTTGCGGTAGGCACAACCGCAGCAGTGTTAAATTCCTTTACAGGAAACACACCGGCACTTGAAGCAGTTACAGTGTTATCTGTAACATCTACCCAATTGATAACACCACCCCATGACAAACTGCCAACGGTTACGGTAGTATCCTGAACACTTAATTCTCCGTTTGCAATCGCCACATCGGCAGCAACGGAAGGGTTTGTGTTCAAAACCCCAATGAGTGAATAATTTTTTAAAGCCATTTTTTGTTAAATAAATAGTTGAACTTGATACAAATATACAATTGTCTAAGAAACTATACAAAAAAATAAATTATTCCTCAATAAAATCTTCATCTGTCCTGTCCCGAACCGCCTTAGAACTACTCAGAACCGCCCCTCTCTCTCTGCCTCCATATTTCATATCTTGTATCCATATTTCCTGAATCTCTTTTCGGTACATCTTTGTCAGTATCTCTACTTTCCTTAACTCCCTCAATATGTGCTTTATTTCCTTGGGGCAACTCCGCTTCGCCTCCACTGAGGTTATTTCTGCCGTCATTTTCACCAAATACTCTATCAACTCTAAATGAGTTGGCATTAACTCCCGTAACTTCGCTGATGTATCCGGTAATTTCCGTTTGATTTTGTTCTGAAACTCTATCTGATTTTTCTCTGTCATACCTTTGCTTTGTTGTTATCGCAGAACTTACCTCTTTATCCTCAATTATTAACTGAACTCTTAACTTGACTTTTAACAATGCACAAACTCTAAGTACCTCATAATGACTAATATACTTAGTATTTACGCTGTCTGTAATTAGCCACAACCTCAAATCATCGTACTTCACCCCTGTCGAAGCCGTCAAACGCAAAGGACTTACATTAAAATCCTTTATGCGTTTGATTATCAACTTCTTCAATTGAGTGTTGTGCAGGATTATATCAACCCTGTCGGGGTCAATGTTTTCATCCTTTAGCAAACCTGTGTTGCATTACATTGAACTTAGCGGTTTCCAATACCCCTACTACCTCAAAGGCAGACAAGGTATTTGGATACTCAGGGTCGCTGCTATCAATTCTTAACTGCATACCAATTGTTCCATCCTTGTTTATCGTTCTCTCGAACACAAAGAAATCTACTCTGGCTACACCCTCTGGCAACTCAATCTGTGGAACTGCCTGATTTGCCTCACTTGGGGCTTGAAATTGTGGTAAAATGAACTTCTCGTCTGACATATAAATTAAAATTAAACTAAACTTGTGATTCTCCTTAGGTTCCCATTGGCATCCCTTACAAAAGTATTCTTCACTTTCTTAGGTCTGTTTTCATCTATGAACTCAGGATACCTGTGTGTACTCTGATAAACCTGTGAAGCCATATACGCAAATGTTGAACTAAAAAGAATATCATCGTAATGCTTCTTTAGGTTCTCGGCTTGCCACTTAATACCTCCGTTAGCAGTATCCTTCTGAATGAATGTTTTATGCTGTTCCCAAAACTCCTGGATGTAAATATTGTCCCCATACATTTCAGATAGTTCCTTCAATTTATTGATAATCTTACCCTTGGTAGCAGCCTTATTGCTTATACCTATCCTTGAGCCGTCAATATGCATCATAGGATTCAACTCCTTGTTGTAAATAAGGTTTTTGTCAAATCCTTTCCTCTCTCTAAACCCAATGTAATCCCCTCCAATGTTGTACTCAATCAACTCAGGTGTACCCTTCCACTCCTTTTGGTCATAGTATAACCCCATCAATAAACTCTGTTGGTAGCACTCCATGAAATTCCTGACACGCCAAAATAACTGACAACTAATGGTATTCCACTCGGCATCCCAAATCGTACTCGAAAACTTACTGTGCCCACTCTCTGTATTTATTGGGTCAGTTCCCTGAAAATATCTATGCTTCCACCTCTTGTCGGGTTCGTGAAACATAATTATTGGTGGATCATCCTCATAAGCCATTGGCACGAATATCACGCCTACAACTCTATATGGCCAATCATTAATATCCGTAGTAGGACTATTGGTATCAAAAACGGGGTCAAATCTGCCGTAAATAGGTTTCGCTGAATCTTCTAAATCCCATATCCGCTTCAAATGACTATTGCAGGTAGAAATCGGAATCAATGTGTTTACACTCCGGATGAACATATCGTCAATATGAACGGGATAACCGGCATGAAACTGACTTATAGTAGCATCTCTGTCGGCACCTATTTTCGAATAAGCATTCGTTTTTTCACTTTCGTAAAACTCTCCCTCAATACCTGGTTTACAAAAAGCATCAAGAAATACGGGTATAATTCCGTACTTGAAATTCCTTTTCTTCCAATTCTCTAAAGCAGCCTTAAACTCTGTTTCGAAACTATCGGTTTTCATTTCTCCACCGGTTCCCCACATAAACAACTGCCGTTTGTACTCAATCCGTTTGGTTTCGGGATTGTAAATAAACATAGTCGGACGAGCTTCGTTGACCATTTTAGTCAGAATAGG